GAAGCGCCCCACCATTATAAAAACCAAACCTATACCATCGCTTGCCGCCAACTGCGCGGCCGAGGGCGCCGGCTCCCTTGTACGCACCATATCCAACGCCTGCGAGGAGAGCACCTTTAGCTGCCAGAGCACCCCCTCCGCCGCGAAGACCACCTTTTAGAAAGCCACCTGCACGACTGAGCAAGGATCTCTTGCCACCCCCTGTGACAGAATCCGTAATTGTATCCGTAATGCCATCTTTGGCGGCTTTTTTTAGAAGCTTGTCTTTTAGTTTTTTGCCGGCCATATCTGTTATATCACTTGTCAAATCATCTGAGGCGCTAGAGGATTCTTTCATTGCTTTTTTTACCATAAAGATTGCTCCGGCAAGAAGACCTAAACCTATCAGAACAGGCTTCAATTTATCAGGAGCAAATTTATAAAGAGCATAGATCGCGGTTCCCAAGACACCATAGAGTCCCATAGTCGCTAGACGCCCTGCTTTGGTTGCTGACGAAAACATATTCATGAAGGTAGTCGCGCCCTTAAGGTGTTGGCCGAACGACAGGACCCCTCCGATCACTTTCTGCATCGTCAGAAGACCGCCGAAAATAAGCAGGATGTTGACAACATGCTTGATGGCTTCAGCGTTGTCTATAAAGACTTGGGCTAGTTTGTCCAATGCGTTTGCCACCGGAATAAACGCTTCTGCTATATTGAGCATAACAGCGTTAAGTTTTTCTTTAATTTCCAATTGTTTCTGGGCGCGCTTGGCTTCCTCTTCAATTTCTTTAGCAGATTTGTTGGTAGCGTTCGCCATCAAATCTGTATTTCCACTCATCATAAGAGCTAAATCATTCACATCACTTAGACCTAGAGATTCCGCATAAAATTGTTTCTGATAATAGGACATATCGTCAAAGGCCAACCCTGCGTTCTCAAGGGCACCGCGCATCATCTCAAAACGTTCCACTGGGTCGGTTGCCATCATTAAATCCATGGCATTAACAAAGTTGCCGCCCAACGCAGCATTTAATTGACCGGCTTGAGTGGCGGCGCCTTCAAAAGTATCAAATTTGTTTGTAAGAGCGAGAATCTTTTCCATCTCTAGCCCTGTAAGTTTTTGTACGCGGGATAATTCTTTGAAGGTTGTGGTTCCCTCGACACCAAACTTTGCCAACTGAGACCCCATTTGAGCATATTGGGCAGCCATTTGACCGGGTGCGACTCCGAGGGCGCGGGCGGTCTCCATCAACTCAAGAGAAGTATTTTCGGCTTGACTAACTGATTGACCATAAGCCTTCATCGAAATCTGCATTCCCTTCGCAAAGTCGTCGGTAGCAACCCCAAGTTCCCCTAAGATAGTGCCAGTTCTGGCTAGCATTTTCTGTTGGCCAGCAGTCATCATCGTGAAGTCTGTGGTAATCGTTACCAAGGAGCCCATGGATTTAGCAGTTTCTTCTAAGCCAACTCCATAAATATTGTTTGCTCGATAAACGTCCTCAATGGTCTTTTTATATTGATTCCCTACTTGGAATTGTTTTTCGAAACCTTTAGTAACGGAATCAAATTGGAAAACAAGGTCCTTGGTTGTGCTATATAATTTATCAAAACCTTTCTGGAGACCGATTATCCCTTCTGTGGCTAAGGTACCGGCAACTCCGAACTCTTTCATGCGAGCATGAGCCTTGTTAATGCTGGTGGCGAAGGCGCCTCCGAACGTATTGGCTGCTTCTTTGGCGCGGGCGGTACCCTCTTTCTGGGCCTCGTTAACAAGCTTATTCGCCTCTACCATTTCTAATAAAGCTTTATGGGCTTCTTCTTCTTTAGGGGTCAGTGTTTCTAGAGCGGCGATTTTAGCGTTCAATTGGTCTAAATACGTCTTATCCAACAACTGTCGCTGTCTAACTATCTCATTATTTCGTAGGGCTGCTGCATATTCGTTATCTGCTGAGTCTCTAAGTCTTTCTAAATTCTCTATTTTGTCTAGAATTGCTTCCCTCTGCTCTTTGAGCGCCTTAACCGATTGCTCAGTACTTGTTGCCCATCGTCTTTCGGCTTCAGAAGCATTTTCAAGCAACTCTCTTAGTTGTTGCAACTCTTCCGGTGTCAGTGCAGACATATAATAAGACCCTCTTTAAAATAATACCTGTAGTTAATTAGTTAATAAACAAAAAGACAGGATTTATCGTCCTGTCTTTTTGCCACCCCAATTGGGAGGTGGGCCCGGTGAATTGTGAGCAGTAAGAGTCTGTGGAGCACTCTGATTGCTTCCGCCGGTGCCGCGTTGGGCATCTTCAATAGCTTTATTTTCTGTTTCAATCTGTTTTACTAGTCGTTCTACAAACCATTCTCGCAACTTGACTGGCAAATTGTAAGCTTCGGAAAACGACCAACCTCCATTATATTTCATATAGAAAAATTGCTCATAAATAGCTTCCATATACTCAGAGGTCAGGCCAAAAAAAGTCCGCGGTGAGCGGCACCTCCATTTCTTCTTCATGGTCACATTCATTACATTCAAAATGTTGTGTAAGGTCAACATTGGGAGTAGACATTTTGAACACATATTGCAAGTGTCGCACATCTAATGATGGCATATTTTCAATCAATTTTGTGATAATAGAGCGATCATTAGTTCCGTTAACTCCCACAATCATTTGATACAATTGAGCAGTTACGGCCGATTCCATTTGTCTATTTTTTCGTTGAGCCTCGATGCGCTTAATATAAGCAGACTCATCTTCTCCACTCATAAGGCGAATAGTTACATCCACTCCCAGCCTGGGAAGTCGAGTGGTAATAGTGCCGTCTCCATTGTCGGTACCCTCGCTGATATCTAGACCAGCGCCATCATATATGCTTACAGTATTTAAGTCAAAAGCATGTGTTTGGGATGTACTGCACGCAGGACACGTAACTGTTGTAGAATAAACATTGCCATAAGCGGAGATTCTTGCCGCAATCATGATAGCATTGCGGTCACCTATCAGTAGTTTACTAGCTTGAACTCGATTATCGCGAATTAAGCTTTGAAGCACACGGTCAATTGCAATACCTTTCTTGAGAAGGGCACGAGAAGTCAGCATATCTTCTTCTCTAGCTGTCATTTGCTTAATCTCAATGGTTGCTTGGTTATACAAAGGGTGTCCTTGGGGGTATAAACGGCCCTGCGAGGGCAGTTCTACAAATTCACTAGGAACCACGAACGAGAAGTCGGCCGACTCGTTCAATGTTTGTTGTGGAGGATCGGGATCCGCCTCTACTGTTGGCGTTCCCATCCTATCTCTATTTCGTGACAAATATCACCTCTCTTTGTTGTCGTTTATTAGGGGGTAAAGAAGTCGCTATCGCCCTGGTTAGCGGTCGCAATCGAACCTTCAGTGTTCGAGGTCTGCAAGCGCGCCCAGTCATACTTAAGAGTCATAGAAAGCTCAGTAAGATCATCTGTACCATAGGTAAGATCACCAAACTTAAGTTCTGTAATCCAAGCATTCCACAAGGTCCAAGACTCAAGTTCTTTGCCGTCTGCATCAACTTGAGTTACAATAACAGAACCTAGCGCAGACGCTGAACCAGCCTTTGACAATGAAGTCAAATCATTGGCATTGGCGGGGGGTGCATATCCTGCTGCCTCAACCATTGCTGCCAAACTAGCGGCCATATCGGGATTTGTTGGATCAACCAAAGTGATGGTAACATCTTGCCAAGTAACTGAACCTGGGTAATAAAAGGTATGGTTTAGAAATTTGTGTTCTGCAGAAGAAATCTGGAAAGAGGGCTTTGTTGCCGACTTGGCATACCACAATATTGCAGTACCACCATTACCGCCGGAATCAAGTCCCGTGAACTCCACTTTAAATCTAAATGCTCTTTTCGGTTCTTCTAAGCCGCCATTGGCGAAGTTTTCGGACCAGAATGCCATACTTTGTTACTCCTTTATATTCTTAAATAGTATTACTAAATGTTTTAGTCATCAAAAGATGCGCCGGTCGAAGCAATCACGAAATCAATCGCGATATACTCAATAGCCCTTGCAGGCTTCACCATAATCTTAGCGTACATAATGTTTTGATCGACAAGATCTGGTGTTGTTGTTGACTCGTCCAAAATCAAGCGGTAATCAGAGATACCGTATTGAACCTTGGTGTTAGCCAGGAGGGGCTCAATGAGTCCCTTAAAACGATTCCAGGTAGACTGGACGTTTTGATCAAAGAGCACTTGAGTCGAGAGTAGTGAGATTTGCTTCTTGAGATAGATAACAAGTCGTCTCACATTAATACGATCCAGTGCGGATTGACGTTCTTGAAGGGTTTTCTGACCGAAGACCACAATCCCGGAAGATGGGAAAGAAGCAATCGGGTTAATGTTTGCTTCATAGAGAAGGTCACGGTCTTTGGAAACAAGACGTTCGGTAACGTTAGTAACTGGGATACCTGCGGCGCCGTTTGATAGGCCGCCGCGGTTGAAGCCGGCAGGAGCGTACCAAAGTTGTGAGGAGCGTTCGGAACTTGCCAGAACACCCATCATAGCTACTGTGGGTGGAATCCACACCAATTGTCCAGTTCCAGAATCACGAGTTTGTACCCATGGGTAGAAGGTGCATCCATAACTTGAATCAATCTGACGATTGCGAAGCGCGGTTGCTGCAGAAGTTGGAGTAGTTCCAATTCGGCTAGCCTTGTCTGCATAGTAAGCTTCGTGAGTTGGGATATACACGTTAGGAAGATCGATCAAAGCCATGGCATCGCCGCGGGCGCCACACACATCAACCTCGTGTGTAGTCAAACCGTCAACAGTCAACCCAGGCACAGACAAGAGATTCATGTCTACAGCTTCTGGATCGGCCACAGTATCGATTGCGCGCTTAATAGTGTGATAAGCATATGAATTATCTTCAGTTGGAGATGTGATATCTGTAATGCCCTTGTTGTAGAAGGGATCTGGAACAGTAATATCCACACCGTCGAATCCACCCCAGAAAGGTGCGGTGAAGCGATTGTAACCTGCATCAAGAAGTGTATCGTATGATCCACCAGCAG